TAATGATGATTGGGAAGAAGTAGTTAATAAAATATATAATGGACTTTCCAATAAAATATATATGAGGAAATACTTTAAGTATTTTCTTAATGATACTAATTTAATAGTGTTGGACTTTGATAATCATAATGATAATGGTCTTTCCTTAGATAAAATTTATGAGTCATTCCCTTTCTTAAAAAATAATTATTATACAATCTCAAAAAATGATAAAGGTTATCATTTTTATATTACTAGCGAAGATAAATATATTAACATTAAAAAAAAATTAAATTGTAACCCTGATTCTAATTTTGATATTGATTTCCTACCAGATATCATTGAAGAAACAGAAGATAGTCAGTTATATGGTGAAAAATTAACTTTTGTAACGGAAGAGCAAATAATTAAAATTTTTCCTGAGATAAATAAACATATTAAAAATATAACCTTTAATAATATGCCAAAAGATATTCAACAGAAAATTTATAATATAAATAACGCAGAAATCATCGAATTACTAAATATTTTAAAAAATGAAAGAGCAGATGACTATGATAGTTGGTATCAAGTAGTAGGGGCGTTAAAATCAATTGATTTAGAAGATGTAGCAAGACAATTTAGTATGAAATCATCTAAATATAGTCAGGTAGATTTTGATTCTTTTTATCAAAAGCAAACACATCTATCAGTTGGTATTATTTATAATATGGCAAAGGAAGATAATTTTAATAAATACAGACAAATTAGAAATAAATATAAATATGATGGTTTAATTTTATTTTCTCAAGATTTTATATCAAATTTAAGTATTAGTGAAAAAATAAGTGATTATCTCAAAAATCAACTAGTATTCTGTAATAAAAAATGGTATGCGGTAAAAGAAAATCTATGGTGTCAAGATGTAGAACCGACATTATATATTTATAAATGTATTGAAGCAGGAACACAAAAGGGTATAGAAAAAATAAATTATCAAATAAATCAATTAACAGACCAAGATGAAATTGGAAAAAAAGCACAAGAAAGAGAATTATTACTTAAAAATAGGAAAAAAATTGATACCTCTTCAACGATGGGACAAATTATTAAATGTTTAAAAGAATTACTTACTGATAATGAATTCGATAACATTTTAGATAAACAACCTTATAAAATTGCTTTTAAAAATGGTATTTATGATGTTACAAAAAAAGAAGATAATTTTAGGGAAGGGATAGACTCAACCGATTATTTAACTAAAACATTAGATTTTAATTACACAGAAGATATGGCAAATGAAGAAGATGGTTATTGGTTATCAAATCAATTATATAAATTATGTAACTGCGATGAATCACAAAAAGAATATTTTATGAGTATTATTTCTTATTGTTTATGTGGTGACTCTTCCAAACATCAACATTTTTATGGAGCAATAGGACAAAAAGCAGGTAATGGAAAATCAACTATAATATCTATTTTATCAAAAATTATGCCTTGTTATGTTAAAGTAGGTAACTCGCAAATGTTAGAAAGTGATTTTAAAAATAAACATAAATTCTTACCAGACCTTGAAAGATATAGGTTAGTTGCTTTCGAAGAAATGAGAAAAGGGAAAAAAATTGATACAAGAATATTTAAAACTATCGCTGATGGTATGGTTATTGATAACGAGGTTATGTTTGGCACTAATAAAAAAATAAATGTAAATTCTAAATGTATTCTCATATCAAATCATACCCCAGATTTTGATGAACCGGATGAAGGGGCAAATAGAAGATATACTCACTTCCAATTTGATAGTGAATTTCGACCAGAATATAAAACAGATGATTATGAAAATAAAAAATTTATAGCAATAAATAATATTGAAGAAGAATTTATTAAAAGAAAAGAAACTCTTATCTGGTTTATATTACAACTTGCTCACGAGGTGTATCATAAAGGATTACCAGAAATACCCGAATATTATAAAGATGAGAAAAAAGAAATTATGGATAGTAACTTTGTATTTAAAACATTTGTCAGCGAATTCTGTGAAATTGGTGAAGGTTACCGAATTAGTAAAAAAGAATTAGTTGAAAAATATTATATTGAAAAAAATATTAAAATTGATGAAAAAACTTTAAGAGATGAAATGAAAGGGTTAGGATACGAATATAAAAGAAAATTAAGAGGAGGAAACGATAAATCACAAGGTGTATTTATTGGATTAAGAATAAAAGAAGATTCTTGTTATTTAAATGAAAGTGATTTAGATAGTGATTAAATTTATTACCTTATATGATATATAAACAATAATAATAATATTATAATTTATATATTTTAGGAGTCTGGGGCGTTCTGGGGCGTTTCGGGGCGTCTGGGGCGTTCTGGGGCGTTTTTTGAAAACTTTTTAATAATAAAGTCTCACGTAGAAAACTTTTTAAAAAACGCCCCAGAACGCCCCAAACGCCCCAAACGCCCCAGAACGCCCCAAAAACACCCAACTCCATAAATACAATAATATCATACTTTATTATATAAAATATACTCCAATATCATTTATAAAATCTTTAGTATTAAAATAATAAATACCTTTATCTTTATAAATTTCTAAATCTTTACCATTTTGAGAAACATTTTTAATATTTCTGTATCCAGTTATTTTAATAGTTAATTCGATTGGCATAAAATTTAAATGGAATTTATCTTTCTTAATAAAATTGATAACATAATGAGATTCACAATTATTCTTATTTAAATAAGAACTTAACAGATAATTATCTCTCAATAGTATATATTTTGATATGTCTTTTGCTGTAGCAATCCATAAATTATTTAATGACTTTATATAATCCAGATGTGGAAATAATACATCTTCAGGAATAGGAGACCAACCCTCTTTATTAAGTCCGTGTCCCGCTTCTACTATTATTTTTTTCTCTTTTATTGCTATGTCTATAGAATCATTTAAATCTTTTAGTTTGCTCCTTTTACCTATATTTTTTGCTTTTAATCTGTGTATGTTTGATGGTGTTTTATCATTTAACCCTGGCATAGTCGAGCGACCAGAGATAAAATTAGTTTGTATATGATGTAGATTTTTGGGTCTGTAACCATAAGGGTACGCCATCGTCAAACAATCGAAAATATTATAAAATTTACTGACAGATTTACACCAACCGATTATATCTTCTAGTATTTGACAATCATTTAAATCTCTCATATCGTTATGATATTGTGTATGATACCCGAGTTCGTGACCTTCGTTCGCAATTTTTTTATAAAATTCAACATCATCAGGACTCATATTAAATGTATTTATATAAAATGTTAATGGTATGTTTTTATCTCTTACATATTCTGTTAATGTCCGCCACGAATCAATCCAATCATCGTCAAAAGTTAAGGCAATAGCACTATCCTTATTATTAAAATAATCGGTTATCTCAAAAAAAATCTTTTCGCTCATATATATATATGAATCTAAAATATTTTAAAGCATTATTCTTAAATTTAAATAAATCAACAGATAGATTAGAGTTTATTACTTCACAATTAAAGAAAACAAAATTAAGTTATGAAAGAATAAAAGCAATTGATGGTTTGCTTATACTAGATAAGGAAAAATATTTATGTCGCAAACTTTTCAAGTGTATGTCCTGTATACCAGACAATATATATAAAAGAGTAGGTTTATTTAAATCTCAAATGAAGACATTAAAACACGCAATCGATAATAAATATAATGGAGTATTGATTTTAGAAGATGACGTCGAGTTATTAAGTGATTTCGATGTTGATGTAGATATACCCGAAGATTGTCATATTTTATATTTAAATGGTGGTTTATGGACTAAAAAAGGCAAGGAAGAGTTTGATAAATCTACTTTACCACCTAATTCGGTTGTAAGAATAAAAGATTTTAAACTAGTTGGTGCCTACGCTTACATTATTCCTAGTTTAGAGAAGATTAAAGAGGTGTATGACATTTTGGTATTTAACAAAATGACCACCTATGACATTGCTTTAATTAATTATATACAATCAAAGGGGACTTGTTACCTATATACGAATAAGTTAGTCCAGCACCGAGACGATTTTGATTCTACTATCACTAAGTCTTGGAACAGTTGCTACAAAATAAAATCTATTTTATAAAATGACTTAAAGATAATTTAATTATCTTATATACAAATGACCGCAATTGGGCATATTTATATGATTATAACACCTTTAGATAACTCTTTCTGCTATATTGGTTCGACATTTAACAGACTAGATAAACGGTTTAAAGGACATAAAAAAGATTATAAGCATCATTATGGTGATTTGAGTATTCACGAATATTTTGATAAATATGGTATTGAAAATTTTAAGATAATTAAAATTAAATCATACAATGTTATCAGGACACATAAAAAAGATTTCAAACACCTGCGTGCTTACGAAACTCTTTGGATTAATAAAACAAAAAATTGTGTTAATAAACAGGTTCCATTTCAACCATTAAAAAAAGAAAAAAATAAAGAAACTAAAAAACAATACTATAACAATAATAAAGAAAAAATTAAAGAAACTAAAAAACAATACTATAACAATAATAAAGAAAAAATTAAAGAATTCAGTAAAGAACATTACAAAGAAAATAAAGAAAAACGTAAAAAACAAATTAAAGAACACTATAACAATAATAAAGAAAAAATTAAAGAATATAAATCTCAGGACTGGTATTGTTCGGTGTGCGATAAAACTATAACATTAGGGTGTAAATCAAGACATTTAAAAACTAAAAAACATTTAAACAAAATTCCATAAAAATAAATTTATTTATTATTATTTTTTATTTATTTTTTTATATATATAATATTATATATGTCAAAAAGTGATAATGATAACAATTCTTTAAATTCAAGTGATTTCACAGATAATGAAACAGATAATAAAATAAATATCGAAGAAAATAATTTCAAAAATGGCGAAAAACCAAAAATTTCAAATAAAAAGGATAATCAAAAATTAGTAAGAACAAAGAGCAGAATAATAAAATCAGTCTGCGGACAAGAAATAGAACTCCAATATAGGAGCGAAAAACCTAAAAAAACCAAACCTATAGTAGTGTATTATGAGGATATTGTCGATACTCCTAAACCTGCTAAAGTTATTGTTAAAAAGAAACGAGGGAAAGGCAGACCTAAAAAGGAGCAGTTAATCGAATATGTAAATGAAGAAGGCAATTCTGTAGAAGATAAGATGCTTGCTTCACAAACTATTATAAACGCTCCAAAAGAAGAAAAATATTCTAAAAAAGACCTTGAAATGATGGAATTACAAAAAAAAATTATGGAGTTAGAGGCAGTTTCTGGTAAGAAAATAAGAGCAACACGCAAAGGTAAGGTGGATGGACGTCAAACTAAGGCACCAACAGAAAAGCAACTCGAAGCAAGAAGGAAATTTGTAGAAGCAAACAAATCAAGACACGCAAAAAGAAAGGCAGATAAGGAAGAAGAAAATAAATTATCTAATAAACAAAATGTAAAGGAAGTTATACAGGAATTAACTGAAATCAAAAAACAAGCAATACAAAAAAAAACTGATGAAGATGAATTAAGAAATAAAATATTAGAGGAAGAAAAAATGAAGGTAGAAGCAGAGAAAAAAAATAACCAATTTGGTCGATGGGGTGACGATAATTTATTTAAATAAAATATATATTTATAATATAAATGAAAGTTATTAAGAATAATTTATCCAATGTTCCAAAATCTGGTATTAGTATTGATAATCTAACTGATTTGCCTTATATACCAAAAAACCCACTACCTGCGAAATCTTTTGCTATGTTATTATCTGGTGCTCCAGGAAGTGGAAAAAGTAACCTTATGTTATCTTTGCTAATGAGTCACCCAACAAAATCGAAACCCGATAAACCTCGTTACTACTATAAGTATTTTGATATGATTCAACTTATATCTCCATCAAAGGCGACACTTCCAAAGAATTTTATTGAAAAACTACCCGAAGACCAGATACACGATAAATTTAGTGATGATTTAATACAAGATATTATTCAAGAGATGTATGATAGCGATAATTTAAATAATTTATTACTGCTAGATGATTGTATTAGAGATTTATCACGAAGTAAAATTCTATCAAAAATTTTTTTAAATCGCAGACACATTACATACGATGAAAACAAAGAAGGTAGTGCTGGATTATCAATAATTGTAACAAGTCAAAAATTTTCTCTATTACCTTTAGAATTTCGAAATGCTCTCAGTGATATTATTATATTTCGTTCAAGTAATAAACAGGAGATAAACCGAATAAAAGATGAAATAATGTTTGATTTAGATAGTGAAACACAAGATAAATTATTAAGATTCTGTTGGTCCGAACCCTATTCATTCTTATATGTTAAAGTTAATAATCCACTTGAAGATAAATATTATAAAAAGTTTGATAAAATTGTATTCGATAATAACGAAGTAAATTTAGAGAATGAATAAATATGCTAAATATAAATTATTATACTTAACATATTTTTTTAACGCAAAAAATAAGAAAAGCGGACAAATTTGATTATTGAAAAAAATGAGGGAATTTAAATATGACTAACGGGTAGAAAACTCCTTATCTACCATATTTAATACACATTTTATCTTTAAGTAGTTTATTTTTTTATTTTAGGATAAGTGATCTGGTGATCGTGATTATGTGGTGCTACGTGATAATCTTGAGGGCGTGGTCTGGGATGAGTGTGAATCTTCGGTTTAGGTGTCGGGAACATAATATATAATATATAAATATATTTTTTTTAAAAAATATAAAGTTATTCTTCGTATTATAATTATAATATGTTTATTGAAAAAGATATTAATGGGTTTAAATTTAGATATGAAGATGAGATTTTATATAAGAAATGTAGAAAATCTGGTGTTTGGAAAAATTGTAAGTTATTAATTCCTCATCCCACGGGGTATCTTATGATAGGTTGTTATAAAGATAACAAACTATATAGTTATTCTTATCATAGAATCGTATATAAAATGTTTAATGAAAGTTTCGATTTTAATAATCGAAACTTAATAATTGACCATAAAGATAGAAATAAATTAAATAATAGTATCTCCAATTTAAAACTAGTTACTAAAAAACAAAATAATCAAAATACAGATGCTTATGGTGTTTGTTTTAATAAATGTAAAAGAATGAAAAAAAATCCTTGGATTGCTCACTGGTGTCAAGATGGAAAACAAAAATCTAAATATTTCGCTACCGAACCAGAGGCAAAAAAATATCGTGATGAAAAAGTAAAAGAGTTATACTATCTTGGTGATAGAGATGATTAAACAATTTCGTCTAAAAGGGCAATATCTAAAAGAGCGTTTTGTAACTTATCGTTTTGTTTATCATCTAAAACTATATCTTCTTTAAGTGCTGAATCATCTATGATTGGTATTTGTGGTTCGGGTTTAGGTTGTGAGAAACCACCTAATTGTTGTGGATAAAGTTGCTGTAATACAGGTTGAGATACTTGCGAAAGTTGTTGTGATTCTAATCTTGGTTTTAAGGGTTGAGGAATGTTTATATCTTTTATTTGAGGTATTGGTGTTTGGGGGATAAAGGACCTCCTCCCACCACTTATTTCCCCTTCTGTTATCATATTAGTAGAATGAACCTCGAATAAAAATGAGATTTCGTAATTTACATCGTTAAATTGTATAAGTTTATCATTTTGGTCTCTCAATGATATATTAAAATTGTTTATTTCGTTCGTGTTAATAACCGAAGAAAATAACGAATTTTGATAAGGGTTATAATTGATAACCTCGCCAAAATTTTTATTAACTGGTATTTTTTGTATAATGTTTCTATAGTTATTATTAGTAGTTGTAATAACATTTACTATAGGAAGGTTTGTATGAACAAAAATAGAATGAATTGTATTAAGGTTAATTACATCATCACTAGTAATACTACCACCTGAAGTTACTACTATATCATCCCTATTAAACCCTAATGCTTTTGCTAAACCTTTTGAAGAGTCTTCGCTAAAATTGATTGTGTGCTGTGTAGCGTCTGTGTTAGTCAAGGTAACTTTAGATTTTTTATCATTAAATGTAGCACTATAGGGAAAAGTAACATTATTAGTTATTTCATCAATTAAATCGTATATGTCATAATGTTGCTCTGTTAATATTAAGGATGAACTACCATCTAAAAATAAATTAATATTATTTAAATTAGAGGAAAAGTTATAAAAGGAAACTGGAATCTCACAAGAAGATAATTGTAAGTGGATATCTTGTGTTACATTACTTCTGCTTATAGATGCGTCTAAATTTATATTCATATTACTATTAAAATTATCATTTAATTGTTTTACTTCTTTAGACCTTAC